TTAACGAAATGAAAAAAGGTTTATATGCCAACATCCATGCCAAGAAAAAGCGCATTGCCGCTGGCTCTGGTGAGAAAATGCGTAAGCCTGGAAGCAAGGGTGCGCCTACAGCAAAGAATTTTAAACAATCTGCAAAGACTGCTAAGAAGCGGAAGAAGTAATGAACAAGGATCGTTTGCGTGAGGAAATTGCAGAAGATGAAGGGTGCAAATATGAAATTTATTTGGATCACTTAGCACTGCCAACTTGCGGCGTGGGTCACTTAATTACTGAAAACGATGAAGAACATGGTCAGCCTGTCGGTACAGTTGTTGAGCAAGAGCGAGTGCGTCAGTTATTTGCTCTGGACATTGCCGTTACTGTTGATGAGTGCAAGGTTCTTTATCCAGACTTTGATGAGCTTCCAGAAGAGTGCCAGCATATCATTGCTAACATGATGTTTAACATGGGTAGACCTCGCCTTAGTGCTTTTAAGGGCATGAAATCTGGGGTTGATGCAAAGGATTGGGATAAAGCTGCTGATGAAATGGTAGATAGCCGTTGGTACACACAAGTACCTAATCGCGCTAGAAGGCTCGTAGACAGGATGAGGGCGTTGAGTGATGGCTAAGACCCCTGCGTGGCAAAGGAAGGCTGGCAAGAGCAAATCTGGCGGTTTAAACGCTAAAGGAAGAGCGTCAGCTAAACGTCAGGGTATGAACCTCAAGCCACCTGTGTCTAGGAGCCAAGCTAAGAAGTCACCCAAGGCTGCTGCTAGGCGTAAAAGTTTTTGTGCTAGAATGAAGGGTATGAAGAAGAAGTTGACCAGTAAGAAAACAGCGCGTAACCCTAACAGCCGTATTAATAAATCTTTGCGTAAATGGGATTGTTAAAAAATAAGGGGGCATAACCCCCCTATTTACTCCACTATTCTACTCTCCATATATAAAAACCATAGCCAGCTAGGTCTGGCTTTCTGATCTTTTGTGATCTGTATTTCATGTTTAATGAATACAATGTACGCCTAATCCCTTCATACTCAGCATTATCTTTGCAGAAAATCCTATCCCCTATTTCCAAAGATTGCAGAGCTTCTTTCCTAGTAAGTTTCTTGGGCGGCATCCCTTTCTCTATTACTATTTCTGAACACCTTGTCAAAACAACTCTCCTTTGAACTGTAGCATAGTAACTGCCCAGCCCCATTGATAACCCAGTGGCCGCCATGTAACGCCATTTCTCTCTGGCAATAATCGCAATTCACTTTACGGTTATCAACGTGCTTGACTTTTTTCTTAGAACGGTACGTCACTATCGTCTAATTCTTTAGGGTGATACTGGCCTTGGATTGTATTAGCCACTTGCTTGAACCCGCCTTGCGATACGTTGTCGGCTGGATTGTCACCGCCTTCATACTCGACAACCCTGCTAATGCTAACTCCTATTGAGCCATCGTCATTGGTAAACCCTTTGACACTGTAGGTTTGATCCCCGCGAAACGTAACATCAGCATTTGCACCATCAACGTAAGGTGTCCACTTGTTATTGCTGTACGGTGCTTTGCCTTCATCATTCTTAAACAAACGAATTGAACAGACTTTTTCATATCTTCTCATAATTTACCCCTGTGGTTTAAGTTTAGTATTCATTCGCACAAGTATATCTCTTGCAATGTTATACTTATGCGGATCAGCAGCTTGCATAGCTGCCATTCTATCTTTGAAGTGACCGCCATTCATAAAGTCTTTTAAATCTTTATGTGTTTTGGTGTTCTTCATCTTAACATCAATCTCACGCAACAACGCTTCCCATTCGTCAGGCTCATTAGATTTACCTTCTTCTTCAACAACAGTTTTAAAATCTTGCATCTTTTGAGTGTGGACGGTTGGTGTCGGTGCTGGCTCTTTTTCTGGTGGTATGTAATTACCGCCAGCTTGTTTAAGACTGTCAGCTTCTTCTTCACTGTAAACAAACCCGCTTGCACCAATTAGCTTTAAAATCACACGATCTTTTGCGCGTTTCTCAGCCATTGCCCAAGGGTATTCGTTCTTGTTGTTAGCTGGCGTTGCCTCTCCTATTGACCAAGCAGTTAAGGCATCCATACTACCACTAACACAAACAACAGCTATCTTTGCTTGTGATTGCGCTTCTATTATTTGAGGTGGCTGAAAGACTATATTTACATGGTCAGCAATACGTTCCAGGGCAGCATGAAGTATGACAGGTGTGCCGTGGCAGTTCCAAACTGATCCTTTATCTATTGCTGGGTCTAGCCCACAAGCCACAATTAACTTGCTCAGATGTTCTGGCAATGTGGCGTTTCTCTTAGCGTAAGCCATTAGTGTGTATTCCTTTCTATGCCTAGCTTGTCGGCAATCAAATGTGTGAACACAGACAAGGCAGTTTCCATTGACGCAACCTTGTCGTTTAGTTGCTCAACGTGCTTCTGAAGATTGTCAACGTGCTGCCATGCCTCGTTGTGTTCTGTTTGCAAGATAGCCATCTGGCTATGCAAATCATCAATGTGTTCTTCATTGGTCATCACTGTCTCCCTAAATAGCTGGCAAGTTATCATCAATGTGAACAATTACATCAGCTTTTATGGATGATTTGTTGTTCTTAAAATTGTACCAAGCCCTAGCCAGCATCACAGAGTAATCATGGCTAGTTAATTTACGGTAACGATCATTACGCATTTCATTAACGTGTTTCATCAAGACTTTCTGCGGTGACTTGGCCTTGCCATACCCATCTCGTAGCTTTTCAAAAAATTCTACAATCTTGGTTTCCTCACCCTTTACAGAAGCCCAGTAATACAATGCGCCAAGAGTGCTTACTGGATAGCCTGTTGTACCCCATACTTGTTCAGAAAACTTAACTGCTCTTTGCATTGCATTTTCATCTACTGATGAAACATAGTATTCGCGCAAATCTTCATTAGTTATTCTGTAAGTGCCAGTGTTTGTTTTGCCAGCATTCCACGCCATAAACAGCTTTAAGGAAGAAGTTACTTTATTGTAGTTAGGAACACCCATAATACTTAGAATGTCAGAGTGTGATCTGTTAGCCCCTGTGTCCATAACAGAAAAAGCTGCTGGGTCTATGCCAAACATAACATGAGTAACAAAAGACTTGTTAGCTCTGACGCAAGCAGCAAGTCTATTCTGCCCATCTTTGAGTAAACCGTCAGTGCCAAACGCAATAGTCTCACCAGTGATAAGCCACTTATTATCAGACATATCCCTTGCATACTGCACAATTTTTGTAGACTTTCGCGGCCTGTTCTTGTGGTTTAAGTTAGTCAAAATATATTCGGCTAACTCTGGCCCGAACTCGACAATGCGGCTTGTGTCTGGTGCATTTTTGATTAGGTAATCAAGCAATCCAACTTGAGCCTCTAAGGTTTCAGATGGGTTAATATTCTGTGATCTAACTAATTTCATTTTATTTCTCCATTGCTAGTGCTTGGTGTGTAGTATTGTGTAGCCCACATAACAAGCTGGCCTCTGCCTGACTTGCCCTTGCGTTTGCGGTCATCAACTTTAACAAAGCCTTTTTCTTTTAACTGCTTGTATCTGGCAGTCACAGTGCTGTAGCCGTAGTGTGGCAAGGCAGCTAACACTTGATCGCTGATGCAACCATCACTGCCAAAGTCCTCTATCTTTTCCAGCACAACCTGTTCCATATGGCTTGCGTTGATACTGTCTGCCGCATCGTGGCTCGTTGCTGGATCGTGTGTCCTTGCCAGTTTGTAAGCTGGCGTGTCGAACAAATCTAATATTTCTGCCATCATATTCTCCATGCTTCCTTTGCTAGTGTTACGATTGATGGCCCATGCCGCCTTGCAATCTCTGTCATATCCGGCTGGACAAGACCAAAGAGTGTACGCCATGAACCGTTAGCGGCCTTCAATAAGTTCTGAGTAATAACCCAGCTTTGAACGGCCTCATTGTATGCGCGGTTCAGACTTTCTTCTGACAACGCATCACAATTTTCTGGTGTTGCTATATGAAATCCAGCCCCAGTGACAAACAGCAATGCTGGTGTCTCTCCTGTTGCTTTTTTATAAACTGATTGTTGTATTACTTGCATCCAAGTTGGCTCTGTCTTTGGCTTTGGTGTGCGCCAAGTTCTTGTGCCGTCTTTCTTCATTGGATTGCGTAATGGTAGTGAGCATTTAAGGTCTATCTGTGTGCCGCCACCGCTGAAGTCTTGGTACAGCATGATAGGCACTTCACTTCTTGGCTCATCCAGCCACCGCTGATGCTCACCAGCTATGGCATTTGCCCCTTGGAAAAACTCTTTTACGCCAGCGATAGAGTTAGCCATCATTTCTGGCAGCACTTCTCTGAACGCATCAAACTCTTCAGCGTCCTTGCCGTCATCCCAATCTCTAGGCTTGTACTCATCGTACTTGCTCATCATATGTCGGGTGGCTTCTGCAATGGACATACCTTCTTGTTGTCCAATGATCTCGTTGTAGTCTTGCAGCCCAAGCGCAAGGTTTGCACCATGCTGCACTGATATTCCAGCCCACGGCCTAGCAGCCATAGGAAAACTCATCTTATGCTCCTTGCGTAGCCATAGCTTTAAGAACATCTCATCCTTAGTTGCTGTAGCTCCGCTTGCACTGTCATGGTATAAGCCCATGTCTTTTAATTGTTGTGGTGATTCCTTCATGCCAATCCCTTTCTTCCCCATGCTTTCCCAGACACTATCATTCTGTTTACACACAGTCAACAATCATTTACAATAAAATTATGACATTGAAAGAGTATATGAAAATCAATAGGATAACGCAGTCAAAGATGGCTAGGCGGTGCGGTCTTTCTCGTTCTGCCATTTGCCATTATGTTTATTTAAGACGCTTTCCTTGTCCAGAAACTATGCGTAAGATTTTACTAGCAACCAACGGTGAGGTAACGCCCAATGACTTCTACAACCAAGCCATGCAGTAAATGCAAAGGCAAAGGTTTCTCTTATGTAAGGGATTACTTTGATCCGACTGAGGTTGTGCCAGAGGATTGCGAGTATTGCGATGGCACTGGCAAAGTATCTAACACCATCCAGCAGGGTGATGGTTTGTTTGCAAAGAGAGCCGCCAATGGTAATTGTGTGAGGTGCGATACATTTCTTGATGGTGCGTTAAAGTGTAGGGTTTGTCATTTGGTTTATGGTGGTGGGTATGTTGAATAAAAAAGATCAAAAAACAAGGAAGCGTAAGCCAAATATGTATCAGCCTGTGGTTGGTTATTCTCACACAATGCAAATTGAACGTGACAAGGAAGCATGGCAAGCTATCTCTGATAGT